AGAAGCACTGTTAGCACTAGATAAAGCGTTAGAAGCACTAGTAGTTGCACTAGAAGAAGATGTAGAAGCTGTAGAAGATGACGTAGCAGCTGAGGTAGCTGAAGTAGCTGCAGAGTTTTTAAAGCCTTCCGCTTCGTCTCTGTAACCTAAGGTAACATCTTTAGCATTTGTAGAAGTTGTAGCAGCTGTTGAAGCTGTAGTTGATGAGCTTGAAGCACTGGTAGCTGAAGTGGCAGCATTAGTAGCTGATTGAGCTGATTCAGTTGCTTTAGTTGTTGCTGTAGTAGCATATTGCTCTACACCTACTGCACTTGATGCAGCTTGTGAGGCAGACGTAGACGCTTCGGTAGCACTTGTTGCCGCCTCTGCCGCTTTAGTAATGGCTGTTTGAGCTGCTGTATTTACTTCCGTAACGATTGCGTTATTTGTAGCATCTACAGAGCCACCAACACCACGGTAAATTGACATAGGACTACTCCGTTATTATTGTGATTAAAAATTATTCATGATAGAGGCTCGTTAGAACCCCTAGTAGAATAACTCTAAGTTATGCTGGTAAAGCGATTACAAAACCTGCTTCTGGACGTAGTACTTTAATACCGTATAACGTATCAGCAGTATAAAGAGTTGATAAGAACTCTTGCTTATACTGGGTTTGTGAACGAACACCCATTTGCTCTGCAAAGACGAAAGCATCTTTATGTAGCAACAAGCCACCCTTAACACCTGTTTCCAAGATAGGACAGTTAGTAGAAACATAAATGTCAATACCATATAAACTACCAATCTTACCAGTGCTAATTGAACGACCATCTACAAAGTCTGAAGAGTTGTAACGGTCAATACCACGAATCTCATTAACAGCAGAAGGTGGGATAACTAAACAACGGCTGTCCATAGGAACATCTGAGTCATCAAGCTTTTGGATAAGGTCACGGAAACCTTTATCGTTAAAGCCACCAACATCAGCAGCACCATCAGCATCATAAGCTTCAGCAGCACCAGTACCTGTGTTAAACTGGAAAGAACCAGAATGTACCCAAGAAGAACCAGTACCATTACCTAATGATTTACCAAGACTAAACAAAGCTGTATCAACCTGTTTACCTAAAGCATAACCTGCATCGTCTGTATAGAACTTACGTAGAGAATCCATTGCTTGTACTTCGACAATATCTTCGATTAAACGAGAGTATTCGAAATGCTGATCTACAACTACTAACACTTCATCGTTAGCTGTTTGTTGGATAGTAACTGTATCAGCAGTAGTCTTAGCTGAAGCAGCACCACGGGTAGGCTTAGGGATATGTAATGTATCGCCTTTCTTACCTTTCATAGGCATCTTGTTAGCTAAATTAGCTAGAACTAAACTGTTCTTATATGCTGCAAGAACTTCGTCACTCCATAGTTCTGGAATAAACTTGCTACCTGCATTTGCTTTAGTTACGGTGTTACCTGAGCTTGGCGTTAAATTTGCCATAATATAAATTTCCTTAAATAATTAAAATAATGTTTACTTACTTGACCCTACCATCTGCATACGCTTGACGAATCTCTTCGGCTATTGCTGCGTAGCGACTAGGGTCTTTCTGCATGAGTTCAATAATGTCAGCACGTCTGTAAATCTTACGACTTGACCTTTCTCCTGAACCTTTTGCGCTTCCTGTAGATGCTGTTTTAACTGCTGATTTACGTGCAGTCTTCTCAGACTTTACAGCTTGTTCAACCATACCTTGACGGTCTTGCCATAAGCTAAATAGCTCTTCAGCCGCATCGTAGTTGTATTGTTTGTCTGCTTGTTGTAGTAAGGCAGAACGAACTTTACTCTTACCAACCCATTCTCCAAATGCTGGGTCTGAAATGATGTTACTGTAGTTGGGAAAATTGGCTTTTAACATAGCAACAGTTTCCTGTTTCTTAATGTTTGCTGCCATAGCTTGAGCTTGTTTAACTGATGGATGGTTGTCTAACATCTTTTGAACAGCGCTTTTAGGGTTTTCAAAGAAGTCTAAATCATCATCTTCGTCCGTACTAACTGGGCTTTGTTCTTGTTGTGTGACGGTTTGCGATTGAATAAAATCGTCCACTACCTTCCGTAATTCACCTACTTCTTGTGACTGCTTACCCAAGAGCTTCTCAGCATTTTGATGCATAGCAATAATATCTTTAGGGTCTTTATTTCGGTATTTATCTGGAATATCATCTTCAGGTTCATCTTCTACAAAAGCATCTTCTGGTTGGTCTTCTGATTGCTCTTCAGACTCTTCAAAGTTCTGTAGTTCTTCACCATCTTCTAATTCAATTTCTTCTTCACGCTCGTCTATAAATTGTGCCATATTGTTCTCCGTACCTAAGTATTGTGGAAATGTTATATTCTAGTTCGTTATCCTTTAAGCCCTTCAAAGTGTTTCCGAGTTGCTAGAATTTTCTGCTTCTTCGTGGTAGCTCTCAATAAGAGTTTCAAACCCAAGAAGCATGTTAATAACGGAAAGTTCACCTTTCATACGAAACAGGTCTTTCTCGTTTTCTAGTTGATTTATGTCAATTCTCTCTAAGCGGTCTTTTAGTTCGTCAACTATTTGCGCCCAGCCTTCACTGCGGAATAAATCGAAATAATTATTATAATAAATCTCTTCGTTCTTTGTCATGTTATCCTCCTTTAGGCATAACTTTATAACATATAGTATAACACAAAACAAAGTAAAGGTCAAGTGTTATATTTATTTATTTTACATTCCTTGCATAGGGGGTGGTGGTGGTGGAAGTTGTTCAGCCACTACAGGCTGTTCAGTTGGTACAGGTGGTGTAGTCTTTGAAGCGTTCTCTTTAATCATTAACTCAGCTACTCTATACCTACGTTCAAACTCCTTATCATCTGCATCACCCTCTTTAATATTAGTTGCTACTGCTTTAATACGAGAAGTTTCCTTATCATACTGTTCCAGTGAAGCTTCCATTCTATACTTCTCAGCTCTTGCATTAGCTTCTGCTGCTTGTGCATTAAGGGCTGCTGCTGTAGCTTGTTCTTTAGCCATCTCAACTTGCATAGCCATTTGTTGGCGTTGTTCTTGTTCTGGGTTAGGCTTCTGAGACTCTTGTAGTTGTGCTATTAACTCGTCACGATTAGATAAGTTCATGTTCTGTATAACAGCTTCAATAAGCATAGGGTATACAGGTGAATCTTGTCCTGTTGTCTGTAACAGTTGTACAAGCTGTGTAACTTCATACTCTCTAGCAATAATACCTAAGGTAGATGTAGGGAGGAATTTAAAGTCCTGTGCAGGGTATAAGTCAGGAGCATATTGCATATAACGCCAAGCTGTCTTCTGTACCATAGGGATAAGAAATAACTCTTGGAAATTAATCAATGTACGTTTGTGTCGTTTGATGATAGCACCAAGAGACATACTAATACCTGCTGCTGTACCTTCACCATTAACACCACCTGCAACACCTGTACTATCTACAGCACCTGTTGATTGCTGCACCATACGTTCAAGCTGTCCTGCCTGTGCAAATGTAACTTGCCCTACGTTACCGAAATTAAATGGTTGTAGTATCTCTGAGGGATTACCATTAGTTAAGAACATCTTACCTGGACGTACTTCTGGTTTCATACCTCTAGGAAGCCTTGTAGCATCCACAGCCATCATAGGATGAATGGTTAAGGCTAATGCATCAATACGTGCTCTAAGTTCAGTATCGAGTGCTTTCTGGCTGTTGTAGCCTTTCTCACAAACACCTCTACCCCAAAAGCGATTAGGTACTATGTCCCAAGGAAAAGCAACAATAGGTCTATCTTGCATCATGTATGGGTTTTCTTCTACTTTAAGTAGTTCACCATTACCTAATACAACTATAACTTCTATATAAGGAGACTTGCTTTCTTCATCATCCTCTTCAGATAAGTCAACCATCTCGTCATCTTCATCTAGTTCTTCTGCAATAGCTGCTTCAAACAACTCACGAGGAACTAAGCCATAGTATTTAGTTAGTCTTACCTTATCATCTGGATAGTCTAGTAATTCCTGATCAACCTCTAAAGCTTGGTCTGAATAAGCAGTGCCTATCTCGACATCACGATAAGTACCATTATCAATAAGCATTTCTACTTGGTGTGTTGGTACGTATTGGTCTACAATAACACCTAATGCTTCTTCTATTGTAGTAGCTACAGGGTCTATAAGGAAGTTCTGTGGTAATATAGGGTTTAGTTTTACAATGATACGGTCTTCGATTGTAACACCTACAGCTTGCATAGCACCTTCCATAATAGGCTGTGTAGCTGGTTTCATCTCTTTAACTTCTTCAATAACTAATTCACCAATACCTGTTCCGTATATAGCAGCATCTAAGATACACTCAGAAACAGATTTACGTGTTTTAGTAAACTCGAAGTCTTCTTGTAGTTTAGCTTTTAAGCTAGCTATGTCAGAGGGGTCTTGGTCTAGGATGTCATCTTTAATATCAAACCACTTCCCACGCCCAAACGTAGCTTCTTCTACTTCAGCAACACTAGACTCTACAGCCTGTTGTAGTGCAGGAGCTATTAGCTTAGAACGTTCACTCTCACGTAACGTATCCTCACCACTCCAAATGCCACGCCATAGCCTATAGTATTCTTCATGCTTCTCAGAGTAATTAGTTTCGTAATGGTTACGCCATTCTTCAGCCTTAGAGCTTATCCAGTCTTCTAAACCTGATGAGGTATATCTGTCTTTATCGTCTTTCATTATTATCCTTAGTAACCTGCATAGAGGTCTAGTGGTTCATAGTCATCTTCATAATCAAGATGGGAGATGTTGTAAGCTACATTAGCCATTTGGTCTATGTAAGCAAGGCTATCTATTAAATCGTCATGTACTAGGTGATTAGGGAATTGAAATAATTGGTCTAAGAACTCAGCATTCCATTCACCTTTGTTTATGTTTACATAGCCATTTTCAAACCTCCCTTGTAATGCCCATACAATTCTGTCTGTTTTATTTTGATTACCATGTGTAAGCTCTTCAACTCTAAAGAACCTACTACGCCTTTTCATTAAATCTGTTAGAGGAGACATCACAGCCTGTTTAGCTATACCTCTCTCAATACCTACACTAATAGGTTGGTACTTCTCAACAGCATTGAATATCTTCTCAGCAGTCTTGTCTAATGTCCACCTACCATAGATTATTTCTTTAATCCACCATCCATGTTCATTAACTTTAACTATACTAATAGCAGTGTTATCTAGTCGTTTGTTACGTTTACCTGTACTACTGTTATCTACAAAACCTGCCAAATCCACAGAGATATAGTAGTCACCAAACTGAGGTTCTTCTTCATCAAACTGTACCCATTCTTCTTTAAATATCTCACTGCCTAGGGCTTCAAAGGATGCCATAAACTCCTGCCTAAACGCATAAGATGACATAGACTTTTTAGCTAGTTCTATTTCTTCTCGTTTAAGTAGGGGGTTGTTATAGGATGTAAAGTGCCAAGACTTGTAGGAAGGGTCATCAGCAGTATCTCCATATACGTATAAGTCATAGAAGTGGTTACGACCTTTAGGAGTACCTATAAATAAAGCACCACCTTGTCTATCTGCTAATGCTGGACGTAAGACTTCTTCCCACACTTGCGGCTTCATATCGGCATACTCATCCATCACCAAGTATTCCAACGAAACACCTCGCATAGTGTCAGGTCTGTCAGCCCCTTTAAGGCTTATCTTACTTCCATTAATTAATTTGAATTGCATGTTATTCACATGTTTTGTTTCTGTTACAGGGAATGCTAACTCTTCTAACACAGACCACATAATATCTCTTGCTTGTCCTTGGGTAGGAGCTACATAGAATACATCTACTTTAGGTGTTTCTAAAGCTTTGATTATAAGCTTCCAAGCTGCTAGTCGTGACTTACCACAACGTCTACCTGCTGCTACAACTTTAAAGCGTTTATCATCGTTATAAACCTCTTGTTGCCAGGGTAGTAGTTCTACATTTAATTCCATTAGTAACTCCACATTGCAGGGGAAGGGAAGTCTTCAGAGACTCCTAAGTGGATAAACCTACCACTGCCTTTCTGTTGTACACCAATTCTTTTAATGCCTCTGCTTAGAGCCACTTCTAAGAGCTTTAAAGCCCTATCATGGTCTACTGCTATATCTATTGCCTTACCTGTCGTATGTTCACCTAATCGAGCCTTACGAGCCTCTATAGGGTGCTTAGCACAACGGTAGGCTGAAGTAACAATAAAGGGGAAATTACATTCCTCTCTAATAAGGTCTAATAAGGCTAGGAAGTCTGCATCAAAGTGATACTCTCCACAGTGCTGACAAGATAGTTCTTCTTTAGTAAAGTATTTAGACATCTATAATATCCTCCTTACCTTCTATATTAACCTTATCATTCATACCACTAATGTTAATACTAATTTGAGGTGTACCTGAAGCGCCTTTCTCTTTCTCAAAGTAAGATAAGGGCAATACTCTATCCATACACATCTTTAAAGCAGCTATCTGACCT